CTTCCAAGCCAACCCCGGCGCGCCCGCATACAACGAATACAACCCCGGAAGCTTCCGTTGCACAGTCACCTACCAGTAAAGCAAGAAAGGAAAACGCATAATGGGCGCAAACAATTTTAGAGGCGTTTACGTACCTGACATTGATGAGGACATCCACAAAGGCATAACTAGCCTGGCGGATGGTGCGGGGGTGATTACCCGCGTCACGAGTATTGCGGCGGCCCGAACCATTGTAGAAGCCAATAAGGCGAAGATTACGCCGGCATCGCCCGCATATTTCGACATTAACGGCTTCGTCTATGTGCATGACGGGAGCATTTTTAAGCCCGTAAATGAAGTAAGCATGTCTGAAACGTCATACAACGGGGAGGACCTGGTAAAAGTCCGGTCCGCTGAGTTTTGGACAATGACGAGCGCTAACCTTGGCACTGCCCCGTATGACAGGTCTTGGATGGCGGTAGGCATGGCACGCGGCAACAACAAGCAAAACGTCGCATTCCTAGCTATCCGCGCTCAAGGCACAATCAAATGCCTAGCTTCTTTCAATACCGGCTACGCGAACATTAGCGCGTCGGGCACGATCCGCGCGGGTGAACAGCCAAAAATTGAGCTGGGCGTGTTCGGGTCCAACGGTGCGGGCAGTAGCGTGCGAGATAACCAGGTTCAACTTGACTACGACGCGCGCATGAACCGTCTCACCGTCCTAACATTCCCGATTTCTATGGCATAAGGGGGCGTGGCGTGATTGATATTAGCGGTTTGACCGTGAGCGAGTTGGACACCCTCATTAGGGCGGCGCAGGAACGTAAAAGCGATTTGGAATACATCGAACAATTCTCACAGCTTATTAGCGTCTACCAGTCACAGTATTTGACGCTACGTGACGCGGTGAAAGTGGAGGGCGCTAGGTGGCGTGAGCCAGACCCCGCGCGGTATGAAACGTGGTACGCGGCGGGCGACATCGTCACCTACGACGGCAAGCGTTACAAGAGCCTTATCAGCTTCAACACTTTTGCGCCTGACGTTTCGGGCGCGTGGCAACCCGCATAAACCCAACAGCAACAGTTTATTCCCCTTCCCCTGGCGGGCGGGGGATTTTTTACACCCAAAAACAGGAAGGACGGTCCCGCAATGACTAAAAGCCAGTGGGAAGTGACAGAGGAGCTAAAGGCCAAAATGCGCCTGATGGATAACCCCGAGCTAGACCCCGCAGATGTAGAGGAGACCAACGATGACGACAGCAAGTAAGGTTTTACAGGTTGCGCGCGGCGAGCTGGGTTATTCGCGTTGGGATGATCCGGCGGCGGGCACAAAATACGGGCGTTGGATGGCCGGTGTTACCGGTCAAGCCTGGTACGGCCAATCGGGCGTGCCTTACTGCAATATGTTCACGTCGTGGGTGCTGTCGCGTGCGGGCGTTAGGGAGCCGGCTCCCGGCCATTTCGCCTACGTGCCTTCTACGATTAAGGAATACGCGCGGCAAGGCCGCAGGCTAGGCAACCCGCACAACGCCATGCCGGGCGATCTGGTTTGTTTTGACTGGGACGACGACGGCCTAGCGGATCATATCGGCATTGTCGAAACCAACAACGGCAAGTATCTAACGTGCTTGGAGGGCAACACCAGCGGTTCGTGGCAGGGCTCCCAAAGCAACGGTGGCGGCGTGTACAGGCGCACCAGGTATTGGAGTTCGGTAATCGCGATTTTGCGGCCAGCCTACGCGGCCACAACCACGCCATCCACCACGCACGCGGGCGCGGTAATAGTTGATGGGTATTGGGGAGCGTCCACCACGCGAGCCCTACAACGCATTAACGGGACGCCGGTGGATGGGCTTATTTCTAGCCAGGAGATAGCAAACCGCGACTACATGCCGGCGGCAACCAGCGGTTGGGAGTGGACAAACAGACCGGTGGGCTCTCAGCTCATCGCTAAAATGCAACGCGCGTTTGGCACGCCAGCGGATGGCATCATGGGCCCCGGCTCGGTGAAAGCAATGCAGAAATACTACGGCGTGACCGTGGACGGCTACATGGGCGTGGAGACGGTCAAGGCCATGCAGAGGGCGATTAATCGCCAGCTAGGAGGCAAATAATCATGGGTACTGAATTGACTGTTGCCGCGTTGGCGGGCCTGATCGCCCCGTGGCTAACCGCTGTTTTGACGCAGGTCGAGCTACGATCCGCGTATAAGCGCCTGATCGCTATTGCGGTCACTTTGCTTCTTGTGGGTGTGGGTATTTTTGCCACCTACAGGCCCGACTCGTGGCAGGAAATCGCGACGGTCATAGCCGCCGCCTTGGGCGTGATGCAGGTCGTGTATACGGCTATGAAGCCGGTTTTGGACGCGGTGGAGCTTAATCTCGGAGTAAAGGGTGATGCTGATGCGGGCGATTAAATGGCTCAAACCTCCCAAAGACATTATCGAATTGCTTTGGGATCAGGTGCACGAACCTAAAAGTGTGACAATCTTAATGGCAATCGCCTACGTCCTAGCCCTAGCGGTAGGGCTAATCACAATCAAAAATTGGGCGGACATGGCAGAATTCACGCACGCGGCGCTACTAATCATGGGCGGTGTCCTGGGCGCTTTCAGTAGCCTTATCGGCTATTACAAGCTGGAGCGGCCCGCGATCGTTCTGTGCTGTGGCGGCGTGGTTACGTGGATCGTGTCAGCAGGTTTGACGCGGTTCACACTCCTAGCCTTGGTGGTTTTGATTTTTCTGTTTACGAGGTGGCAGCGTATTCGCATTTTTGACGTCACGCCAGGCGATCCCGTGATCGAGGTCAAGGGCCTTACCAAATGAGATAGGAGGCGTAGCGATTGAATTTAGACTTGCTTTCTATCGTGCTTGGCTCTACTTTCGCCGGCGCGGCGATCGGCCCGCTAGCCCAAGGCGTCATTGATTGGGCTTCGGGGCGAGCTAAGAAAAAGCGAGAGGCTGAACAGCGCCTAGCTGATGACGTAGTGAAGTACAAGGAGGCACACAGGGAGGCACTAGAGGAGAATTATCACGCGATTACTGCCTTTTACGCCGCACTGCGCGAGCTGGATAAACTGGGCGCGCCTTGCGAGGTGCGAGACCGGCTAGAAAAGCTCGCGCACGGACGGGCAGAAGACGAGTAAACGCGGGGGGGGTGCTCACCCAGTTTTGATGCTGGGTGGGTGCCCCCTTTTTTTTGTTTCGTGCAGGTTAAGACACGATTTCACAGCCTTAACTTGCGCGGAATTTGCAGAAACCGCGTTTTTTGCAAATAAAGACTTCGAAAATGGGTGCTTATTTGCAAGAATCGCGGTTTTTGTAAATAAGCGCACATGTTACAAACCCTGTCATAATATGACAGTTTCAATAAATTTCGTGTTTTATGACAACCCGCGCCCGCAAAAATGTGCTATTATTCCATTTGTCAGTTAGTTCTCCCTGCGCTTGCGGGGATGACCCGATTTTCTCAATGTGGTTCGCTAACTGGCTTAAACGCTCCCCGCGCTTGCGGGGATAACAGTGCCCCGGCCCCGCGTGTGAAAGCGAGAGCCGGGGCACGGTCTTTTTTCTCCTTATTTCTTGCCTAGCCATGCTCGGATTGTGCTGCGGGTTACTTGTGCTTGCTCTGCTAGCTTGTATTCGCTCATGCCGCACGCGTGTTCTGCCCGTACGAGCTGGGTTAGGCGGGCAAGTATTTCGGCTTCTTTGGCGCGGGTTTCAGCGAGCTGCGCGCCTAGCTGGGTGAGGTCTGTGTCTGTATTGTCTGTCACTGTGTGTTGTCCTGCTTTCTAGGGTGGGCGGGCAGGGTCATATGGCCCTGCCATCCCTGGCCCTTGCTAGCGTCCTAGCGTCCGCAAAACATGCTCGCGGCGAACCGTCTCATCATCTCGATTCAGCTCGATTTCTTCGGCTGCGCGGCACATTTCGTTGAACTCGCCGGCTACGAGTTCGCCGGTCTGGCCGTCGAGTTGGCGGGCGCGTGTTTCTAGGACGAGGTTGATCGCGTCGCGAGCGGGCTCTGTGGCCGTGTGGGAGGCTAGGACGGTTGCGCCGTCCATGTCACGCATTTCAACCCGCCACTGCTTGGCGTCTTTGTCGTAGGTTTTGCGGGCTTTGTAAACCGTGTTGCCGGCTTTCTCGATTTTGTAGGTGGTGGTGGTGTTTGGTTTGCCGGTGCTGATTGTGGTGAACATTTCTTGTTTCTCCTTTTGCTTGTGGGGTGAGGGTGGCCCTGTGTGGGCCTCCCCCCGTGTGGGTTGTTAGTTGATTTCGTGAGCGGCAACGGCGGCCCAGAATTCGCTCTCATCTTCGGTGATGTAGAAGCGATCGTCGATTCGCTGGCCGGTGTCGCGCTCGCGTGCCACGTCGTAGGCGATGGCCTCAATATCGTATTCGCCTTCAGAGCCGGCGAGGATGATTTCAACTTCGTTGATGATGTCTTGCATTGAAGTTACGTAGCGCATTTTCTGTTCTCCTTTGTGTGAGCGGCCAAGCCTTTTTGCTTGCCCCTTGATGTCTACTAGTTTAGTACACTACTAGACTAGGCGCAAGGGGTAAACCAGTGAAACAGGTAACAAAACGGTAACAAACCGTTTATCGCATGCGCACCAGCTGATTAACCCGCTCCTGAACCGCCGGATACAAATACCCAAGCCGCGCCTTACGCTCGCGGCCATTGCCAAACTCGCCGCGCAAAACCCGCCGCGCATAACCGTCAATCTTCTTATCAACCATCGCCTGAACCTCGTCGTATCTAGCGCCTAGCGCTTCCATACGGTAGATACCGTTGCCGAATTCGCCGCGTAGAACGGCCTCGGCCAGCGCGTCAGTCGAAAAATCATTCAAATTCAAAGAACGCGCCACCATGCGCGGATCACGAGCACAATACTTACACATCTTTATTCGCCTTCCGCGTCCACAATCTCCACAATGATTCCCGCGTCTTCCATCATCATGAAAGTACAAAGCGCGGCGGCAGACCGGTGCAACGACGCGGGCAACTCCTCAGCCCTGGCGCGGGCGTTGTTACGCCAAAAAGCCGCATCAGTCATATAAGTACCAAGTTGCACGCGCTTAGATGATTGCGCTTCGACAAGGTCACACATCGCGTCAAAAATCTCATCGCGAAAATCAACCAGTCCCTGCAACACCATGATCACGCTTAGCGGGTCGCGCGGCTCTCTTACGCCTTGCTCCCACCTTGACCAGGTGGGTTGCCGCACGTCCATAAGGCGGGCTGCGTCTTCCTGCGTGAGCCCCAGGGCCTCACGATATGAGCGGATTGTAAGCGCAATATTCATGGGTCTTTGTCCTCCTTAGCCGCTGTTAGGCTTCGTCCCAGATTTGCGTACCAGAGTCGGTCTCGGTGCGTCCGTCCGCGTACTGCGTGACGTATTCGCCATGGGTGCGTGAGTAGTAGCGGCGGCCCCTGCTTGCGCGGCGCTGGTTTTCAAAGCGTGCCACCTGGCGGCCGTCCTTTGAGTCGAGGATTTCGGCCACAATCACTGTAGAGGTGGAGCCGTCACGCTTGGATACGGTCACGGCCTGGCCTTCTTCAAGGTTGCGGCCCGTGATTACCCATTGGCCGTTGTGCTTGGTGAAGCGGGTCTCGGTGAGCGAGTTCAGGAAGGCATTGAGTGCGTATAGGCGGGGTTTCCCGCTTACTCCCCAGCGTTCGCCGTCGTCGGACTGGATGAGGGGTGCGACGTGCTCGTCGATGTATTCGGGCGTGTAGCCTAGCTCTGCTGCGAGGTTGATTTTGTCGGTTACTGCGTAGATGGCCATTTTCTTTGTCTCCTTGACTTGAGCGGTGAAGCCTTTTGCTTTTCCCTTTGATGTCTCTAGTCTATCAGGTGGCATATAAATATGCCAGCCCTAAAGTGTGATGTTACCAACCTGTTATAAATAGGAGGGGCGCGCCGCTAGGGAACTCGAAACCTAACGGCGCGCCCGCTTTGCACATTTGACAACTCGCAAAGAAACATGACTCACGTCATAGGAATATTATAGACAGTAGCAGTCAGTAGTAGCCAGTAATAGACACGCCTCGCGCGTCTATTTCTCTAGCCTTTCGGCCATGCGCTCAACCGCGCTAGCTACCCGGTCAAAATCCGCCAATTGATATTTCAAAACGGTTTCAATTTGGGTGTGCCCGGGCAGGTCCATTAGCTCCTTCAAAGACGCGCCCGCGCGGCCCAAGTTGGTTAGGCACGTGTGTTTAAGGTCGTAGAGTTCCGCGTCTTTCAAGCCGATAGAGTCAAGGGCTATGCGCATCCGCGTGTTTAAATGCCGGTCAGTAGCGGGCGCGCTTTCGTCGCGCGGCGACGTGAAAACCCACTCGCTACTATCCCGCCCCGCGCACAACGGCCCCAAAATATCCACGAGCGGCCCGGGTATTGGCGCGTACCTTACGCGCTTAGTTTTTGTGGGCCCTTCTATCGTGGCCCCGGTTTCGGAGCGCTGGAGGGATGCCCCGTAGCGGATGCGGCCCCGCTTTAGGTCAATATCGCCTACGCGCAGCGCGCGCGCTTCGGATGGTCTGCACGCGGTGAAGTAAATGAGGGACGCTATGGCGGCGTATGAGGGCATATCGCCCGCCGCTAAAGCCTCATATAGCGCTTTATATTCGCTGTGGGTGAAGTAGTGTTGCTCGCGCTGATTTGCCACGGCTTTTGTCGCGCCTTTGACTTTGCAAGGGGACACGCTTATTAGCCCCGCTTCTGCCGCGCGGCTCATCAGCGCTGATAAGACGCGATACGCATTTACGGCTACGGCGGGCGACTTGTCAGCGGTTAGGCGCTTGTGCCAGTCTTGCACAGTCTCACGCGTCACCGCGTTTACCCGCATACTGCCCAAATGCGGATTTATATGACGGTTTATAAGAGACTTATAAGACCTCACGGTATTTGCCGATTTTTGGCCCTGTTCTTGTAACGCGCGTAGTTCGTCTACCCACTCTCCCGCGTATTCCGCTACTGTCACGGCCCCCGCGTTTGCGGCCCGTTCCTCTCGCGCTAGGCGTTTAGCTTTTTGCCCCGGTGTCTCATATGTGCCCGCAGTGAGTTCTTGCTTCATCTTCCACGCGCGCTCGCGGGCACTAGCTACGGTGAGGAACCCGCCTTCAATGTATTTTCGCCCGTAGTGCTCGACTACCGCCTTATATCGGTATCCGCCTTTGATTTTGTATTTTATGACGCTTCCAACGCCGCCCCCGCGCGCCATAGCACGCCCTCCTTGTGTCGAGTTCTGAGGTTCTATATAGATTCTATCTAATAGCCTTTAATGGCATCTAGTGTTACATGTTGGCACATGCGGGGGATGGGCGAAACCGTTGAAATACCGGGCAAAAGCATGAGAAAACCCCGGTATCTCAACGAGCTGCCGGGGCGAACCGCGGAGGATGGGGGATTCGAACCCCCGAGGGCTTGCACCCAACCCGCTTTCCAAGCGAGCGCACTAGGCCACTATGCGAATCCTCCTGTGGGTTTCCACGCGTGAGCGCGGTAACGCTTCGATAGTCTACCGAATGACGGGCGCATTAGTCGAGTTAGCATGAGTGTGACACCTGTCAGATAGGCAACATTTGGGCGTTCAGGATGGGGGCGTGGTGGATCAGTCGGTTTCTACTCCAGCGGTCGCGTACTTGTTGGAGGCAGGAGTCCCGTTCTCGCAGCTAACCTATGAGCATTCCAGCGAGTTTGACCACGGGTTCGGTGTTGAGGCTGCACAAAAGCTCGGTTTTGATCCTGCGGAGGTGTTCAAAACCCTCCTCGTTGACGCTGATGGCGAAGTCGTGTGCGTAGTTGTGCCGGTGGATCACCGCATGTCTCTCAAGAAAGTGGCGCGAGCGGCGGGCGCTAAGAAGGCGCAGATGCTTCCTCCCGAAGTAGCGCAGCGC